CACGCAGGAACCTCATGTTCTCGGATCATCTCTTCACCTTTGCCTTATCGCGGCTAACGGGACGTTTTGACTTCACCCCGGCGTTGCCGGTGTTGTTTGGATGAGATGATAATAGCAATGAGTATTAACCATAACAATACGTATTGATATTATTTGATAGTAATTGCTATTAAATCATTGATAGCTAAATGAATTTATTTTTTTCTATTGTGCTGGTAAGTTCAAAAAAACGCCAAAGAGGGTAGCGCCATGTCGAATGAGGATGAGTTTTTCGCAGAGATGCACCCGCAGATAGCGCAGGTTATCGGGATAGCGGTTATGCAACTGCTGGTTGAGAAGCGCGAGCCATCAAGAGAGGCGTTGATAGAGATGATTCAGGTGTTGTGGCAGGTTGACCATGTAGATCTGCCTGTGGAGCTGGCACTGGATGTGCTGATGCTGAGGAAAGAGTAGGGCAGTAAAAACCCGGCGCGGTGGCCGGGATTGAGTATTTAAGCGGTTAAAATCAGTACACGTTGGCAAAGTCTTTCAAATTGCTGGAGGAAAAGATTTCTATTCTCACTCATCGTATCAAACACGTTACCCGCCTTCCCATCATCTCTCAAATCTTGATCAGTGATAGCAAAAACCGGTTTTGAGAGCTTTTGGCTTATTGCAATTAAAGAATTGAAATCTGATATTTGCGCAAGGTCATAGGCCTTCAGATGCGACGTATCTGTCAAATCGAGAGATTTTTGTATTTCATGCTCGGTTGCTGAGCAACCAATACGATGGAGAGCGGGAGCCAGTACACTATTTACTGCGCCGTGAATCTCTTTAACCCAATGTTCAAACGATTTAACTGGCATTCCATTTCGTGGCCTGTAACGCTGATGTATCGCGCCAATGAACTTAGGTTTATTTGAAATATTTGCGGCAGTATTGGATCGAGAAGTTTGTTTGAAAAACTCTAACTCAGCATGCCATGCAGTGATTGTTTCAGAAAGAGAATTTATCGCTTGCCAACAGAAGAAGTCAGGAGTCGCTGGAACAATAAAGTAATCACTTGACATAAGTGCTATTTCATTTAACCCACCGACACTTGGGCTTAAATCATAAACTATATAATCGATGCCATTTTTTTTTGCTATTAAATTTATTACTTTTGGTAGGTTTCCTGGTAGGTTGCGAGTCAATGGCACGCCTGATGCAATCTTGAGTGCAACGCTTATTTGCGAGTCAAGCATGGAGACACTAAGATGCCCAGGAAGGAGAAACAAATTATTATTCTGACACTGAAATAGTTTTGCAGTATCGTTATTCACAAGATCTTCAACAGAGGAACCATTCATCAATGTGTCAACGATAGACTCCATTGTTAGGTTGTATCTACTACTATAAAAGTTGTCTAGGCTTTCACTCACTGTTGTGTAACCTAGCACCATGCCAGTTAAGTTGCATTGTGAGTCTAAGTCAACCAGCATTACTTTTTTCCCTGTACTAGCTAGACCCCATCCAATATTAAAGGCTGTGGTTGTTTTGCTTACACCGCCTTTATGATTAAAAAAACAAATTGACTTAGGCATGGGTAATTGATCCTGTGTATTTTCTTCAAACATAATAATCCCTTTATTTTATATGAAAACTATGTTAATAGCACTAAAAATTCAATCAGTAACACTGATTATCTTTTCTTCATGCATTTCTTCTGCGGCACCTAAGTGCCTCATCAGGCTACTGGCTTGCTACCCTGCTTCCTGTACGTCTGCGGAATTACCAAAAACACATCGAACTACCGGTCTGGCTCACTCAAAGTCATCCCGCTCATCCTTCCGCTTGAAGAAAACTTTATCCAGCCTGAGCACTATCCCAACCAGTCCGATAATCAGCAAAGTAATGAGTATTGGGATAATCAGATCAGACATGCTTCCTCTGCGTGCTAAGGCTTTACCCATGTTTCCTGTATGTCTGTGGCATGCTGCCGATCACCTTGCCGAACACGAACACCCGGTTCATCTCGTCTTTTTCGATCGGGTCCCAGGCTGCATAACTCTTGTTGTCTGAGATAACCAGCAGCTTGTCCTTCATCTTCTGCAGGCGCTTGACGTGAGCAGTGTCGTCGTACAGGAAGGCGTATATCCCGTCGCCGTCGAAGCTCTTAACGCTGATGTCGACGAACAGCAGATCACCTGGCTCAATCGTCCCAGACATGCTATCGCCCCTGACGTTGATGATACGGATGTTCTCAGCCTTACGCCCATCGAACATGTGCCGGGCTTCTGCTGGCGCATACTCAACCGAGTGGAGGATCTCCACGAACTCCTGATTCACAATGCCCGGGCCGGCACTTACCACAAGGTCCAGCACATCAATCCTGAATGCATCAGTATCCTGGCTTTTAACCTGGGCAGCGCGAGGTAGCTGGCCATCATCGCGCATCGGTCCATTTCCGGTTGATAGCCATTCAGACCTGACGCCCAAGGCATTGGCTATCTCGACAATTTTTGTTGAACCCCTGGCGTTTCCACTCACCAGGCGCCAAATGGTCGGCTGAGCAATACCTGAGGCTTTCGCAAGTGCCCCTTGGGACATTCCAGCCGAAGTCATGGCCTCATTTAAACGATCTGCAAGAGTTTCTTTTTTCATAGTTTCAAATTTATACGCTTGCGTATTGATGGTCAAAACACGTTTTGCTATTGCCAAAATCAATACGCATTGCTATTATCACTTCACACCAATACTTATAGGAATTGGAATATGACGAACAAAACCATCCAGAAGGCAATTGATATCGCTGGCAGTCAGAAAAAATTGGCCGATCTGTGTGGCGTAGCACAGCCGACAGTTTGGCGTTGGCTGCATGGCGGCGGGATTGATGCCCGCTATGTGATGAAAATCGTGTCTGCGACTAACGGCAAGATTAAGGCGGCAGAGATCCGACCTGACCTTGCACAGTTGCTGAGCGCGCATTCACCGGCCGCCTAACCAGCGGCCTTTCAATCAACACCAGAGGAAGTATCACAGATGGAGAGTTCAACGACACGCAACAAAGTGGAGGCTCGCAGGATAGAAAGCTGGTTACACAGCCAGATAGCTGAACTGGGGACCACAACTATAGCCAAAGTGGCCGGAGTGAATAAGTCGACGGTGAGTCGCTGGCGGGAAAACCTGCTGCCGAACATGTCGCTGCTGCTGGCCATCCTGATTTCTAACAGACCGGGAGAGAAAGGTGACTTTGAAGCATAAGTGGGAACAGAAAGGCGAAAGCCGCAGTGCGCTAACACTAACGGCTTTCAGGTGCAAAAACGAAGAGGTAATTGCGAGGTAATTATGCCTGGTAAATCTGTAAGAGTAAACAATCCGGAGGTAGCACGTGAGCATGTCACTTATGGCGAAAGCAATGGGGGTCAAAGTGGGAAACTCACTGCGTAAGCTCGTTCTTATCAAGCTGGCCGACAATGCCAACGACAAGGGCGAATGCTGGCCTTCGTATCAACACATTGCCGATCAGTGCGAATGCAGCAAATCCGCTGTTCGCAACCATATTGATGCGCTTGAGGATATGGGGCTACTCAAGCGTGAAAATCGCGTTGGGGTTAACAACGGGAAAGGTAATACATCCAACGTATATTATCTGAACCTTGATGCTACCCCTATGCCATCAAAAAGCACAGGGGTATGCCATGAAATAGCACCCCCTATGCCATCTGATGGCACACCCCCTATGCCACCAGATGGCACCAGAACCAGTCACTCTTTTGAACCAGTCACTGAACCAGACTCTCTCTCTGCGCGAGGGCAGTTTATCAGCGAGGCTGCAAAGCGACGGATCGGGATTTCACCCAACGGGGAAATACCTTTCCCTCCTGCCTTCAAGCCATCGGCAGATCACATTGCGATTGCCTCGGAGAAAGGGATCAACATTGAAACCGAGTTGCTGAACTTTCGTGATTATCACCAGGCCCGCGGCACAAAGCTGATCGACTGGAACTCGGCATTCCGGGTATGGCTCAGGAACGCGAGAGTTAATCCGCTTTCCGGGCGCCAGAGAAGCGAACCTGAATCACCACACTGGAACAGCCCTGAAGGCTGGAAGGACTTCATATGACCGCTCAGCTTATGACCGCGATCAGCAATCGCGATGGTGATGCGCTGGCCAGAATGGCCGCAGGTAGCACGGAGCCGCAGAGGCTTCTCGATTTCGAAGCTGAAAGGCTGGTTGACTCCCTGTTCCGTCAGCTGAAGCAGATCTTCCCGGCGTCTACCCAGACCAATCTGCGCACCGACGCCGAAGAGAAGACAGCGAAGCGCCAGTGGATTGCCGCTTTTGCCGAAAACGGAATCCGCACCCGCGAGCAGTTATCCGCAGGAGTGCGACATGCGAGAGCCAGCGAATCGCCGTTCTGGCCATCGCCGGGCCAGTTCATCAAGTGGTGCAAGGACAGCGGCACCGTGCTGGGCGTGACTCTTGTCGACGTGATGAACGAGTTCCACCGTTACAGCCGTGAAAAAGGGCTGCATACCGGCGGTGCTGAGCGCTTCCCGTGGTCTCACCATGTCATGTACTGGGTTGTTACCGATACCCGGCGAGCAA